TCAAACTTGACGTTTTTAATTGGCGTAACTTTAGCAACCGTTGCGGAATCAGTAGTAGCAAATCTAAGTGCTACGCCTTCAGTCAAAGAAAATTGTGTTGAAGAAATAACAGTGTTAATTCTTGCGTATTGACCGTATGTGACCGATGAGCCAGAATCCCAAACAGCATTAGATTTTAAAAACACCAAGTCGTCAGCAGCAAAGCCTGTTGTGCTTGCGACTGTTATCGTGACCGCACCTACGCTAGTGGTTACAGTAAGCGCAGCCGCCGTACCGATTGACCCGCTAACCACAAGGCATAAATCGGGCGAACTAGGTTGGTCTGCCATGTCTGAAAAGTCAAACGTGGCGTTCTTGATAACCGTGTTAGACGCGGTAAGCGCAATAGGTGCGTTGATTTTGTACGTCAGGTTCTGACCGTCAATGATCTGACCGTTGGCAGCAGTTAACGCCGCTTGAATCGCAGCTTGGTCGTTGGTTGTACCGTCACCAACTGCGCCGAAATCTTTAAAACTAATGATCTCTTGCAGTTTTTTGTGTACGGTGCTGTTAACCGATCCGGTCAAATTGCCGCTGCTATTGGACTGACGAAAGCCAACAAGGGCGTCGCCTTTAGCTGGATCAGATGCGTTTGCCAAATCAGCGGCAAACCCCACCAAATCTGCGGCGCCAATAATGTTGTCTTTAGTCCAAATCAGTACGTCGTTTGCGTCCATCAATACAAACTTATAGAGCAAACCTTCTGTAAGCCAAATCTCTTCTGGCACGCGCCCAGCAGCGTCCAAGATAATTGGGTTGGCGTTTGGTGTTGCGCCGGTGCTAGATGTATACGACGCAAGCGGTGTTGTTGTACCGGCCGCGTATGTATACAGCTTACCACCGGTCAAGACAGCGCCTGAGTCCGTAAAGAACTGCCAGCCCGCGCCCGCTAATAAGGAAAGGTTTACGCTCATAATTTATCCTGGTTTTGCCACTTCTGTGCTGGTACACCAGCGATACGAAAGGGAAATCGGGCTGTTTTATTAGTCCGAGTATATTCTGTTAACGTGTTGTTTTCAAGCATAAAAGCAATGTGTTTAATGTTGCGTTTCATTTGTTTTCCAACACTTCTAGACGTGCTGTAAGAGATTGTATAAGAACCTGTTGCTCTTGAACAAATGCAATTAGGTTCGCCATGACTTCTGGGCTAGCCGCCTGCATCCCTTGGTAAAGCGGGTTGCCTTCTTCGTCAATTTCATCTTTTCTGCCAGTTACGGAAGAAGGGCTAATTTCTTGAAATTTGTGCGCTAAGAAGCCAACAAACTTTGAGCCATCAGCCCTCCAGTTGCCTTTTACTGGTTCAAGCGCCATAATAAAATCTTTAGCTTCTGCGCCGGAAACTTTGCCGTCAATTGTTTTGAGTCTGTAATCTGAAGACGTGTTGTACGCAGTAGCTGAACCTGATGTTGTGATAGTGCCAACTTGCGTTCCGCCGTTATTAGCAAACTGTATTTGTGTGGAGGATGTTGTGCCAGCCCTAGTAATTCTTATTAAGCCAGATGGATCAAGAACAACTCCTGCACCCGTAACGGTGTCTACCGTTTTACCGATTGATACTGCCCCTCCTGACGCAATCCGCATACGTTCAGCATCATTAGTGCCAAAAAGAATTGGCCCGTTTGCTAACGACCAAATGTAAGTTGTGCTATTGCTACCAATAAATCCAAGATAAGTGTAAACAGATGGTGCGTCAACATCTCTAAGATATACAGCACCACCAAGCGAACCTTGAATATCAACCGCACGACCAAAACCAACTGGGTCGCTGGGGGCCGATGTACCTACGCCAACAATTCCATCATCGTTAAGCGTCATCGCATTAGTAGTAATGCCGGAAGCGTAGGAACTAGACGTTCCAAATGACAAAGATGAACCGCTGCCTGTTGAAATTACGGCAATTCTAGCTGTGGGGTTTGTCTGACTGTTTCCAATAAAGTCGATACCGCTGTAATCAGTTGCAGCTGTTGATCCACGGACAACTACGCCAAGCTTGGTTGTGCCGGTAAAAGACGTCACGCTAGCCGGACCGACCACATCAAGGTCAGTTGCAGGCGACGCAGTACCAAGACCAACAAAACCAGACGCATCTTTGTATATCTGACCTGAGCCAATGTTGACTACGCCCGTACCGCCAGTAAATGTGCCTGTGTACTCAAGGTTTGAGAATTTGCCCGTTGATGGCGTTGTGCCACCAATAGCGGGTGGGCTAGACAAGTCAAGCGCGCCGCCTAGCGTCAAACTACCGGCACTTGTGACCGTACCCGACAAACTGATGCCACTAACCGTGCCTGTACCGCTTACGCTAGTGACTGTGCCGGCGCCGCCAACAGAAATCCATTCTGCGTCTGTCTCACCGACATTGACCGCCAAAACCTTGCCTGCGTTTGTGGCGTAAGAGGGCAAGATGTTGGTACGCGCACCCGTTGCCGTTGTAGCGTTCGTGCCGCCGTTAGCAATAGGCAAGGTGCCTGTTACGCCTGCGGTTAAAGAAATCTGTTTGTACGAGGGTGCCACGCCTGCGCCGTTAGACACCAGTGCGTAGTCTACCGTTCCAGGAGATAGCTTGGCTAACGTCGTTGTAGTGTCAGCGTACAAAATGTCGCCAACCGCGTAGCTGCCATACCCTGTGCCACCTCTAACGGAAGACAATTGACCTGACCAACCTAGCGTAAACGATGCGGCATTAACTAACGCCGTGCTTGCGCTTCCACCCAACGTCAGCGTTACGTTTGTGTCGTCGGTTTTGGAAATTGCAGCGCCTGTTGCCCACTCAGGAGCGGTAGCGCCAGCGTTAACACGCAAAAATTGACTTGCAGTTCCAATTGGCAGAAAAGTGGTAGTTGACGACCCTGTTTGGTAGGGTACGCTGCCTGCTGCGCCGGACGCCAAATTTGTAGCTGTTGATACAGTCAATACCGAAGGCGATACGTTTTTCCAGTACTGGTTAGCACTGTCGTATTGAATGATGTCTAGGTTGTTAAGCGTACTGAATTGCACGTTGCCATCAGTGCCACCTAAAACAGAACCTAATGTTGGACGAACAAACAGTATGCCGTTAGACGAACCTACATGAACAACAGCCGCCATAATCGCAATTGCGTTTGGTACAGATGGTTTGGTTTTTGTTAAGCCGCCTGTGACAGCAGGGTTGTAGTACAAAACCTCGCCTTGCGTCCAAGCTTCTGCGCCGCCTGTCGTGTCGATGTTTTTAACTTCACCAAACGACTTAACAAAAATCCAATCGTTGTTAATGCCAGACTCGTCAGCAATTCCTAAAATGTAGTTTGATTGGTCAACCGTTAAGCCTGTTGCAGCTTTGGCAATTAAGCCTCCAGATGCACCAAGCGTCCCTGCAAAAGACACCACCTGTCCTTTGGTAACGGTTCCTTGGCATTTAACTCTGTAATACTGTTCTTCACCGATGTGCTGAACAGTACTGCCATTCATTTGAAATGAAAAAGTCTGGAATTGATCTTCGTTGTTGTAGTACAGCCGACCTGTGGCGTCAGTTGGCAGCGGGCTTTGCGTGGTATTAAATTGAACGTATGTAGGGCTAGCAATTGCACCCGTTACAGCCGACATACTTGTAATGTCGTTGTTTGCGCCTAATACAGCAGCCGACAAGTTTGCGCGGGCGCTTGACGCAGTTGACGCACCCGTGCCGCCATTAGAGACCGCCAAAACGCCTGTTACGCCCGTTGTAAGGGGTAGCCCAGTTCCGTTGGTCAAATCAATTGCAGACGGCGTACCGAGGTTGGGTGCGACTAATGTCGGTCCGTTCTGACGCACAAAGACGCCTGAACCTGTGCCTGTGTACTCTATCGCCGTCAAATGGTAGTACTGATCCGTTGCGCCTCCCTGCAACCCGCTTAACGTGTTGTGGGTAGTGGTTGAACCAGACACCAAGTTGTATTGGTTAAAGAAATACCGGTACCACTCCCTAGACACCAAAGAACTGTCGGTTTCTATAAGCGGCACTCTCGCCGATGGGATATTTGTGGTATCAGCCATTTGTGGGGCTTAATATAAGTTCTGCGCCAAGAATAGCAATCTTTACCGGATCGGTGCCTGATATTTCGTACACTCTGTCCCTAATCTTTTGGGTCATGCCTAAGCGACGCCAAAACGTGCGATGCCCGCTTTGACCAATCTTGCCCATAGAACTCCAATGCTCGTTAGACCAAGTGTGACCACCGTCATCAGACCACCGAAGCATGGCTTGGGGGACAGAACCCTGACCGTCATTTAACCCAACACCCGTCTCACAATCCAATTGCATACTGTGCTGGGCAGTTCGTTTTAGGTTGTTTTGACCAGTAGGAAGCGCGCGCCATGAGCGCAGCCACTTTTGAATCTGGTCATCATCAGAGTAATCGTCTAGGTCAAAAGCGTACAGCTTACTGTTCTCATAGTCGCCAACAATAATCTCGTTATTGAACGACATCTGGCAATTGCTGCGGTGGCGCTCAAATTCGCCATTAGACCAACTTGCCCGCTCATGCCAAGCGTTAGTCGCTACGTCGTACACCCAAGTGGTGTTTGCAGTTGGGAAAATCAGCACATAAAAAGCGTGACCATCTTGCTGGTAGGTGTACGCTAAAGCGTCAGACATATCGCTATAGTTTTGTATTTGCCATTCAACAGCATGGGTACTAATACGCTTTCCGGTGTAACCTTCGGCACGATAAACAATGCCTCGCCCACGGGCGTCAGCGCCTAGCCAAAACAAGCCATTATCAAGTTTGGCAACAGAGTATGGCGCAATACAGCCAATCTCGTTGTAGGCACCTTGGATGCGCTGAAGCGGGAAGTCTACACCGCCTGCGTTGTACCAAACCTCAACTGAGTTTGTGCCAAACAGCCATGCCTCACGGTGGTCGATAATAAGCGACACCAAACCGTCTGGGGAGCCTTCAGCGCTTGCAAAGTCAAGAGGGTCAACCGAAGTGCCATCTAGCAATTGAGTGACCCAAACCTTCTGGCTGTTTGGCTCGTTAAATACAAAGTAGCCGTCCAAATAGCCTACGGTAACAGCACCAGGGAAGTCTGGATCGCTAATCTGAGCAAACACCTCAGTTTGTGCGTTGTATATGTAGCCCGCAGGGTTGCAGGCGATAAATATTTGAGTGCCGTTGTCTGACATAGAGACAGGACCCTCACCAGATACGCTGCCCAACAGCTTTACCGTGTAACTTTTATCAATACGATAAAACTCGTTTGCAGAGACTACATACGCATAATCACCTAAGACCCACTCGCCACGGATTGGTCCTGTGCCGACGTTAACCAAAAGACGCAACCCAGGTGCGCGTTGCAAGAACGCAGGCTCTTTGCCGCCTTCGGGGATAACTTCAGGGAATAAGTTAACCATGCGGTTATCCGCAGCATTGACGCTGCGGGTAACGTATGCGGAGCCTAAAATAGGCGTCTTCATTAGTAGTTACCGGCAAAGATGTTAAAGCGTTGACGCGTTGCAACAATCGAGTAAGGCATCGACATGATGTCATCAGGATTGTTGATGCGCTTCAAGTTACGCTTAGAAGTCATCGCAATACGAACAACAGTTGGAGGCGGCTCCATACCAAACTCAGGTGCAATCTCACACGCCAAGTTGTATTTAAAGGCGCGCAAATAGCCTGGTGGGAACGCCAAGACCGTAGATAAATTAGCCGGTGTTGTCAGCGGTTTGACCGACACAATGTGGAACTCTAGCAATTTGGTGGGTACTGGGTACACCGTCATCAAAATGTCTGGGTATTCCATGTTGACCCACATCACCTGTGGATAGGTGGAGGTCACAGTTTTGACAGCAATACCGTTGTATTGCTGCTGATTGATTAGTTTAAGGCCGTAGGAAATGCCTGACGCAGGGTCACGGAAGTATGTAGAATCTTCCACCAAAATTGGGCGTTCGCCTACGAAGTCACCGGTGGGTCCAAGTGTGCGCTGTATGGCACCAGGCGGCCAAGAAAAGACTTGATCTTGCGTGGAAAACACGGCTAAACGCTCAGTGTTCCAGCTATCAATCATCTGATTTAGCGCAGCAAGTGCGTCTTGCGCTGTGGCTGCCGACGGCGTTTCACCTTCGGCTAACACGCCAAGTAAGCGCAAAGCGCTGTTAATTTGCTCACTGGCTGTTGTGGCCATGTTTACTCCGTAGTTTTACGACGACGTTTTAGCGTGTTAATTGGCTCCGCTACTGCAACTTCAGGCGTATTTGGATTGTACCGCACCCAACCGTTTGTTTCATCAAATTCTGCTTCCGCCTCCATTGATGCAATCTTTGTGCCGTGCGTAGGGTGTTTTAGATAAATAATCATAAATTAAAAACGGGGGCTTGTGACCCCCGCCCTATTAGGTAATTGCAGCAAATTGCCATTTAGTGCCGTCAGAAATAAACATCTTTCCTGCACCAGTTGCATTTGAAGTAGTACCAATAGACCCTTTGGGGGCTGTTGTGGTAGTTGTGTTAGCTGTGATAGCCGAAGTCAAAAAGTACAAACCAGCAGTAGCGTTAGCCACAACCGGTCCGGTTGTTGCAGTCGAAGTAAACGTACCGCCAACTGAAGAACCAGTAATAACAGCGTCGGCGATTGTAGTGCCAGCAACAAGTTCTGGATCCGCAAAAGCTACGCCAATAGGTTTAGTATTAGCCATAATATTTCCTTTTAAAAAGAAGGCACCGAAGTGCCCTCTTTGTATTAACTAATGCGGTACGCAGTCCATGTTCCAGCACCGGTCTTGCGTGCGCGGAAATGGGCGGATGTTGAAAGCGCCACAGCAGCAGCGCCAACGATTGTCCAACCAGTACCAACAGCCAAAGTGACTGCATCGGCTGCGTCGATGTTGACCACAAAAAAGTCAAACGCAGAATTAACTTTTTCTGCGCTAACCATATCTGCTTCCAACAAAGCGACTGTTGGCAATGTTAGGTTGCCAGCGGTGCCGTCAAAAACAAACAGACCATTTTGGAGTTGTGCGGGAGTTGCAGTTGCGGCTGCTGCCAATGCAGTAGGTGCGCCCTGAACGAACATAATTGCTTCGTCAGTTGCGCCTGCGCCGACCTGATAACCGCCTGTGCCATTAGAAAGTGCCATGATAAATTTCCTTGAAAAAAGTTACGAATGGGGGCCGAAGCCCCCACTGATTTAGCCCCAGAGACGGACGGCAGTGACAGGACGGATGGCGTTGTAGCCATACAGCACGTCAATACGGCAGGGGAGGCGGTCGTTGTTGATGTCGTACTGACGCACGATACGCAACGAAATACCGTTGTGGACTTGGCGCGAAGCCATGTCAACACCCTGTGGCAGCAACAAGTCAGCAGTCGCAAACGAAATCGCATCTTTATGATAGATCAAGTTTTGCGGGTAGCCGGTGTTAGCCGAACCAACCATTGTCACAACAGCAGATGCTTGTGGGAACGAGTTCACAGTAGCCAATGCGTTAGACGATGTGTACAGAGCAGGACTGATGCTCAGTGTAGCTGTCGAAGAACCAGTTGCCGCAGCAGTTACGACGAACTGTTGGAGGCTACCTGTTGATTGACGTGTCTGTGGGTTAACAGCGAACACACCGGCGATAGTGAATACGTCGCCCACGTTCCATGTCTTGCTTGAACCAGTGAAACTGATTGGCAATGTGGACTGACCTTCTGTCGAAACAGTTGAAGTCACGGTGATGGTTGTGCCCCAATCGCCGTTCGTGTGGTTGCTGATTGACTGAGACATATTGATCTCGTCCAGACCCAAAATGCCTTCACCCATCATGCCGTTCTTGAACTGGCGGCTGATAGTGCCGGTTGGGTTAAACAAGCCCTTCATGCCTTCGACCAAACCGGCGTTGGCAGCGGGGTTAACCGTTGCGTAGCGCTGATCCATTGGAGTAGCAAATTCGTTAAGCTTCTGGTTAGCTTGGAGCAGAACCAAAGAAGTTGAAGGAACGGAACCTGGTGTACCGACTGTGTTGTAGATGCCTTTGTACGAAGTTGCAACATCGGCGTCAACCGAAGATGCCAACTGCGAAACGCGGGGCTTCAAAACACGCTCTGCAAAGTCGTCCAACTGCATTGTCAGTTCGGCAGAGGTGAAGTTAACACCAATGTGCTTCTGGCTAGACACAGTCAGCGTTGTGAACTGCTCGTTGTCAGCCTGAACTTGCAGGGCTGCACCGTCAGTTACCAGCGCGCGATCGGGCAGGCGGATACGGAGAGTTGAACCAATCTTGGCGCCTTCAACAGCGAAGGAGTCATCGTACTGACGGTTGACGTTACGGGTAAGCACAAGGTTGTTCTCAAGAATTTCAAGAGACTTCCGTGTGATCATATCAATGGTTAAGAGTGAATTACTCATTTTGATTTCCTAAAAGTAAGTTAGCGGTTGTATCGCGCTTCTTGCTTCTTAATCTGACGTTGCCGGTCTGCTTCAATCCATTCTGACGTACTCATCGTTTTGATAGAGCGTGGGTCAGTTGTATCGTATGCGGGCGAACCCGTGCTTCTGGCAGTAATCGGACTAATGGGCGTTGGCGCATTAGATGTCTTTTTAACTGGCGGATCAGCAGCTAATTTAGCTTCCAATTTGCCAATCTCTTTGGCTTGCAAAAGTGGCGATAAACGGGCAATTCGTTCGGCTTCTTTTGGGTTGGCGCCAAGATGATATGCCATCTCAGGTCCAATATCGGAAGCTTGAATTGTCTGAGCCATCACGTCAGTAATTGGAAGGTTTGGGTTATAGGCGACTTGCTCGAAGTCGTCGTACTTTTCCCGTGCCTTTTCCTCTTTGTCGTGATAAGACTCCAAAAGCGCTGACTGTTGCTTTTGCTGCTCTCGTTGAGCCAGTAATTGCTCGGCTTTTTGCGCTGCAAGTGCTTCTACATACGCATCGGTCGATTCAAACTGTTCTGGCACTACGGGAATAGCTGGTTGCACAGGGGGTTGCGCTCGTTGAGCCTGCTCTCTTTCCCACTTACGTTGCTCTCTTGCGAGCCTTTTGCCGATCATCGCATCAATTTCAGCTTGGGAATACTTCTTTTCCTCTTGCTGCTCGACTTGGTTCTCAGCTACTTCCGGCGTTTGTACTTCAGATACTGGGGCTACCGTAGCTTCCAGTTCCGGCGCGGGCACTTCCGCTTGGCTTACTTCGTCTGACATTTTTGTTTCCTAAGAAACCCTGGTGAATCGCACCAGTACGGGGGCTAAAATTTATTCAAATACGACTGTGGCAACAACGGTTCCGCCAATTTCAACACGGATACCAGTAGTGGCAAAAATACCATCAAATTGACCAAAAGGATAAAATGTGGCGGCGACAGGGACAAAAGACGCAATAATTGTTTTTGCTGCACCAGTCTCGGCAAAAGAGTCAAAAAAAGCAATTGTTGGCGAACCTGAAACGGAACTAACAAAAATTCCTTTTAACTTACCAGCGGCAGGCTTAACAACTGTAGTTGCGCCAACGGTTTTGTAAATTGACATTTTATTTCCTTATGCTAAAAATTTTAGCTTGTAAAGCGTTGACAAGTACAACTCTAAAATACCGTCAATCAAGTTTTGAAGCGGTGTGTCGTCTTTGCCGCACACTTCATACCGGCATTTTTCAATCTCTTCAACCTGTGCCTCTAAAAACTCAACCACATTTGTTGTTTTCTTAGCAGATTGTAGACCAATTGGACCAATTAAGCCATGCCTGCCTTGATACGCTTCAGCAAAACCATCAGCTAAATCAATGATGTTGTCGTAAAACTTCTGCAAAGCTTTGTGTTTAGCATAACTGCGAGTGTTCAAATGAACACTGTGCGTGACATCTCTAGCTAAAAACATTAGACCAATAAATTCAGCGCATTTCATTGTTGTGGCTCCATCGGGGGCATTTGTTCAGGCGGGGGCATCATTTCAGGTGGAGGCATTTGCTGCTCCATTGGGGGCGGTGCCATTTCAGGCATTTCAAACTGCTCACGCTGCGGTGCGCCACCAATCAGATCACCAGTATCAAGTGCAGCCGCAATGGTGCCATTTACAATGTCTTGAATCTGCTCAAATGTCATGCCCGCTTGGACAGCCGAGATACGCTTGGTTTCAGCATCAAATGCCTTAATCTGAGCCTCATAATCCGCACGTTGCTGCTCTTGAACCTCGACAGACTTGCCGATATTCTGGAGCATACTCATCATCTGCTCCATCTCTTGGTTCATAGCGTCCATCTGCATCTTGGCAGCCTGCATCTCAGGTGAGTCGTCGCCGCCTTCCATAATCTTAGGATCAATGGTCTTGGCAAAGCGCTTGGACATCTCCTGCGCACCAGGCCAATCCATGTTCTTAATGAACAAGTCGCCAGCCACTGCCCACAACTGTGGGTTGCCTTGCAACAGTTGAGCCATCGCTTCCAATGCTTCCTGACGCTTGGTCATGTAGCTTGGACCGGTCGTCACGCAGACATCGTACTTGCCAACACCTAAGTTATAAATCTTTTCAAGCACAATGCCTTGCTGATCCACAATCTTATTGACCGGCATCGGCTGGTTAGGGTTAACCTTAATAATGTCCGTCTCGCCATCAATACCAATGATGCGCGCAATCCGCTCAGTATCATAAATCTTAGGCACCAAGTCCACGATCTGACGTGTGATGTAACGCACAGCACGAGCCAAGTTATCGACGTAGTGATAGGTGCCGACATCCGCTTGACGCTCACGAGCCAAGATAGCCTTACCAGAACGCTCGTTAGAGGTCTGACCGAGGCTGGAGTCATATTGACCAGTAGTTCCCTTAATATCGTCGCTAGCGCCCATTTTGGCTTGAATTAAGCCTGTTTGTGGCAGTGGTGGAGGCGCACGTTGTGGCAAGGGCAGTACACCGCCCGCACCGTCGGTCACATCGGGGTTAACTTCCAAATACGGCCAGTTGGTCGTGTTGGCAGTCTTCCACTGCTGCTCGTAGCCTTCAAACTGACCACCGTAGCCAATAAATGGGGCTTTGGGCGCCAAGGCAAGCATTTCAGCTTCTTGGCTTGTCCAGTAGTTATACATCCGCTGCGCATCTTTAGCGTTGCGCACAATGCCGGAGACATAAATACGACCATCAACTTCAAATTCGTTGCCGACCACACGCACCACGGGGATAGATGATCCTGCCCAATCTTGCGATTCAAGAATCTCAAAACCGTTGATTTTGCACCATTTGACCTTCTTAATGTCAACCGTGCGGCTTTTGATAGGCTTCATGCCACGCATGACCATCTCTTGGTCTTCAACCGAGCCTTTCATGGCGCTGACGTTACCGTAGTACAGGTTCAGCGTGGCTTTTTCATGCTCAATATAAAAATACTCAGCAATACGAATTGTGTTTTCGCTAATCCACTGCGAGGTAGACGCATCGCCCACACCCTGCTGCATCATGGACGAAATAGGCTGCGCATCAGGGAATTGACGCTCGTACTCAGCTTTGGTCAAGTCTTCGGTAATAAAACACCACTGTGCATCCGACCCACAAGGGTCTTGGATCGTGGGGTCCATGTAAACGCTGAAGCTGTTACGAATCCGACCAATCTTAATGTCTTGGTTAAAGCTATTGTCGTCGCAGTACTCAGTCAACAGGCGGATATAACCCTCGCCATACGCCACTTGGTTCTCACACGCCGTGTCATACGCTACATCCGCATCAGAGATGTACTCTATATGGCGTACAAGCCCGTCAAATATCTCAGCGACCTCGACATCCGCCTTGTCGTCCACAGGAATTACTTTCCCACTTGGTCGATTTTGGCGCTGATCGTTGGTAACTTGTCTGACGTGCTGGGGGAGTTTGTTGATGGTGAGGCAGGGGCGGGCGTTGATGGTTTGACCTTGGACGGAGCCACGGGTGGCGAGTACGTCGGCTGGCCACTGCCACTGGTTGTCTGGGCTAGCGGCGTAGAAACGCAAGTCATCCAATTCATCCTCTCGACTCTCAGAATACGCTGATACAGCCATTGTAAAGCGGCTTTTGGCAACCGAGATGATGTCTTTATCTTTCATACCGTTCCTATTACGTCTTTGTCTTTCATTACCAACAGCCCATCAAACTCTTGGTCGATTGTGCCGCTGTACATGATGTGATCGCCGACCGACACCATGAGCGGGCGGTTGGAGCCTTTCTTGCCTGGACCGACCGCAACCACCACTCCGGTGCGCATCTCTTCTTCAGGCATGATAATTAGCCCGCTCTGAACGAACGGATCAGGTTTGACTACAATATTATCGTTGATTGGTCGGATCATTTTGCTTTTCGTTTAACGGCATACGCAATTGCGACAGCCTGTTTGACGGGCTTCCCAGCTTTAACTTCAGCTTTGACGTTCTGCCGGAAGGCTTCTTTTGAAGGTGATTTTTTTAACGGCATATTATTTCTTCTTAGCCGTTTTAGCAGATTCTTTAAAGTCTTTAGCACTTGGCGCGCCTTTTGAGCCAGCCTTGCGCATCTTCTCGCCACTCCCCGCAGCAATTCGAGCCTGTTTGGCGTGAATATTTGCGTATAAACCAGGTTTTGTAGCCATGATTAGCATTTCCATCGTTTAAGAGAAGCTTTTGCACGTTCGCCGTCTTTAGCGTTAGCAGCAACCGCGCCCATTCTTGCACAAAAGGACGCCTTGCGTCCCGCATCAGCCTTAGTCTTTGGGTTTGGTGCTGGTGCTTTTAAGTTTGATCCCGTCTCGCGATTATACTTCTCACGACCTTTGGCGGTCAGTCCAGCGCCCTGCTTGACAGGTAACTTCTCGCCTCGACCAACTGATAATGACACTGATTTTTTCGCCATTTTAGGAACCCATCCATGAGGTTGCCATACCACTTTGAGCGTAACTTCTTGTCTTTAACTTAATACTCGACTCTCTATGCGCCACCGGAAACGCAAACGTCACACATATCGCATCTGCTGCGTCTGGTGAGGCTAGACCCCTTGCGCGCATATCCTTCTTAGACTCCAAAAAGATCGTACCCTTGGAGTCCGGCTTCATTATAGGTGATATTAAATCAGTTTTAAGTACTCTGTCACTAGGAATCGATGCAGTTTTCAACCAATTGCGCATTTCACCCCACATTTCAGCGCGTTTGTTGCCATACATCATCGGGTTTTTGGAGCGGTTTCCAAAATTCACGCCCCGAATCTTGTAGCGCTGCTCTTTTAAGCGATCCACCACCCCTCCGCCCACGCCACCCTCGTCAATCACCACCATCGCAGGGGCAAACTCTTCAATACATTCAATGACATGACCCACGACCGTCATCGTGTCATCACCCTTGAAGCGTTTAATGGCGATAATGTCGCGCCCTTGGCGAATCGCAATCACCGTCGAGTCCGAACCAAAGCGCGCAGGGTCAACACCCACAATAATGGGGGCGCTAGAGTCCTTGTAGCGGGGGCGTTTCATCGCCTCATCCACGATCAGGCTAGATATAAACTGGTCATCACCCGCTGACGGAAATGAGCCATAGACTTCAACCGCCGCCTGTGAGGAGTCTGCGCCGTATTCCTCGATAATCTGTTCATAGACCGCCTTGTCCGTACCCTCGACAGTCCTGGCATCCACAATCTTGGTCGTCCAGAAGTCACGCTTAGAATTAAAGCACTCAAAGAAGTAGCCCGTGTTGCGCCGTGGGTTGGAGAACGCCAACCAAAACCTGTTCGGGGTGTTTTCGGTAAAGAATCCAGAGGTGACTGCCCAGATGGCGTCATCAATACCGGACGCCTCATCAAAGATCACCATCACACCGTCGTAGTTGTGGACACCGGCGTACGAGTCTGGGTTCTCCGCCGACCACAAACGTCCCTCCACCGACCAGTAGCGTGTGCCTTTCTTTAAGTCACGCTCGACCAATTCTGTAATCCACTTAGCAGGCATGAGTCGAGTGGCGCTCACCTCGAACCAATGGCTGTTCAGAGACATCGCCAACCACTTAGTAATCTCCGCCCAAGTGACTGACCGTAGCTGTGATTCTGAGTTGGCTGAAATGATGGTTGTCGAGCCGATTCGGGTGGAGAGCATCCAAATGGTCAGCCAGCTAACAAGCGCAGACTTACCAATACCACGACCAGACGAGGTCGCCAAGCGTAGCGTATTAAAGTCCACCTTGCCGTTGTTCTGCGCGATGTGGTCTTTGATGGAGATAAGCACCTCACGCTGCCACTTGCGTGGCCCCGTGAAGTTAGCCAAGGGCGTACCTTGCACACCCCACGGAAACGTAAACAGCACAAACGCTAGTGGATCATCCTTGATCGCGGGCGACCAGAGACGGGACATGAGCGTCATCTCGTCTTGGGCTGAATATTGCGTCGTCTGCATCTATGGTGAGCCTCTGTTGAGCCTGCTCTAAAGCAGTGATGATACTGATCTGTTGCGTCACATCGACTTGGACTTGCTGTTTGGCTACCCAGTCGTGCTTGTGCTTTAAGAACTCTAGCGCCATCTTAGCGTCGCCAGCGAGTGCTGCGTTACGCATGATTGTAGACATCTCAATCTCGGAGTCAGCGCGACCTTTTTGTTCTGCTAACTCTACCACAGGGTCAAGCTGCGTGAGTTGTCGGTACTCGGTTGGCAGCATCCCCGCTGCGAACGCCAACGCATCTCCACGCAATCCCGCACGGGCAGCGTCGTAGATGCTGCGTAGCCGTGACTCGGTAGCTTTGACCTGACGAGGCGCGAATGGGAGCGATTCAAACATGAGCTGATTGTATTATAAAAATAATAAAAAATAAAAAGTTTTAGCGGACCGTGCGCACACACATACCCCCAGCCGCGGGCCCTACCCCCCCTCCTTGGCTAAGGATTGCTTTATGTTGCACTGCCGCAAGCCTGGACTAAGGAAAGCTTAAGACTAAAGAAAACTTAGGACTAGCAGACACTAAGTATTGTTTAACTACCTGGTTAAGGAATATTTAGTTAAGTATTGTTTAGTATCTTGGTTAAGTAATGCTTAACACCAGGCTAAGGAATGCTTAGCGCTAAGGATTACTTGTAAGTCATGTAAGTCATGTAAGTCATGGTTTAAAAGTCTTTACACGCTCAATAGTTTCCTAAGGAATACTTGGTTTTTACGCCAGTTCTTTTTGCACTACCGCCTAAATTATGTAAGTCATGTAAGTCATGTAGTCATCGGAAAAAAATTGGGTTTGAAACGGCGCAGCTCTTTCTACCGCTATTATCTAGTACTTATCTACTACGTTTATACATATATCATTTTTGATATAACTATAACTATTATGACTTACATCTCTCAAGATCAAGCGCCCATGCGGTTTTCCTGTAAGTCATCGCATGACTACAAAATGACTTACATGACTTACAAATAGCTGCGAGCTTTTGTGAGGTTTGCGTTTGCGAGTGTAAAAGAATCTGTTACAATAACTTACATAAATTCAGTTTTGTAGTTCACCAGGTAACACAATCTTTTACAAACTAGGGGTTAAAAATGCTAACACTACACACAATCGAGACGTCTTACTACTTGCACGATGACGGCAAAATCTATTCTGACGCTGAAGGCGGCGCTTTGTACGGCGATATCAACAGCGACTTGTTGTTCGATAGCCTTGATGATTTCCTCGCCGCGCATACTGTTATTTCCATTATGAGTGAAGACGGCTACAAATTCGCCGTAACTGATGACGGCGTGACAAACGGCGATATGTCTTTCGATTCCCTTCACTCTGCTATTGAGGCACTTCAATTATGATTCACGACATCACAGCAGTCATTCTTTTTGGCGCGGCTATCGTTGCCGCTTGCTTTTTATAGACTGGCGTAAAAACCAAAATATCCTTAGGAAATTACAAAATGATACAGACACTCAGACTCTCAGACTTTACGAACGCTTTCCGCAACTCAGACCGCAAAGATCAATTCTCTTATGAGGCGCAAACGCTCATTTTTGACTATATCGAAGAATACGAAGACAGCACCGGTGAACAGATCGAATTCGACATGATCGGTATCTGTTGCGAATGGGCAGAATCTACACCGCGCGACATTATCAAGGCGTATAGCTTAGACACCGAAATACCTCAGTTTGAAGAACACGGCGTAGACAGTTTCACCGACGCCGAAGTGTCGCAATTAGTGCATGAGTATTTATGGGATGAAACACAAGTCGCAGGTATGACCTCATCCGGTACGATTGTCTACGTTCAATTCTAAGGGGCTACAAAATGAAAATGGATACAAATAAACTTTATGACGTGCTAGCCGATGGTTTAGCAGATGGCGCGATAAACGCCGCGTTTGCATATATGCAAGCGCAGATGGGCGTGACCGATGGCGGCTTTGCAGGTCAGTTTTTAGACTGTGACCGCGAGAAAGTACTAAAAGATATGTTTGTCCAGTACATCAACGAGCAACTTACTTTTGAGGTGACAAAATGAAAACATTAACGATAGAAATTAAGTTTTACGAACCTGACGCTTTGGGCGAAGCGTTACAAGATATTATTGATGAGTTAGGACAAGGTGCGAATGGCGGCGAAATCACACTTAAACAAGAATTACCTTATGTCTACGCATGGAGTATCAAAAAATGATATTGACAACCGATGCAACTGGCGCGCCAGTCTATGCTTATGTAATCAACGATATGGAAATCACGGACGCTTACACGTCCGAATGTGGGCGTTTTGATGTCACGCCCGACTACTACGGGTTAACCCAGGCAGAGGCGCAAAAACTTAAAGAGGCTAATAAATGAACACTTATGACGCGTACGCAATTGGCTATTATGACGGCCGTCACAATGGCGTAGAAAATAATGTATATGACGAGGCAAAACTACGCGTTTTATACACAATGGGGTATGAGCGCGGCGTAGCCGATTACTGTTTCCATGAGGTGGCAGAATGAACACTTACAGAGTCTATGGCGAATATATCCAAAAGGTCTGGATTGACATTGTCGCGCCCGATGCAGAGGAGGCGCAAGAAATCGCCGCTTGCGATACGGAAAATGCGGAATGGCGGCTAATTGACGCGCCTAACCTAGTGATTGACATCAATGAAACCGAATTTGTAGCTTTTGGAGCGGTCGAAAATGCTTAAATATACGAATGGCAAACCAGTTGAGCGCGGCGATATTGTGCATATTAAAAACACGCCATATATCGTGCACGATTTCAATAATTACGTCTACGTCAAGTCAATGGATGAAAGCGCAACCTTTAAGCACGTCTTTCCGCGTGACATTGGCGCGTATCTGGATAACGTGCACCCCATATTTAAGGAGGCGCTTAGATGCTTCCCTTGATAACTGGCGCGGTTGTGGTGCTCATAATAATAATATTCGACATCTAAAAAATAAGCCCCTTCGCAGGGGCTTTAATTTATTTAACGATCTGTAACGGTGGAGAGGTTGCGGGCATTTCCTCAACCATGCGCCGCAATTCAGACTTGGGATATTTAGCCGCCATTTCAGGCGCGGCGTATAGGTGTTTTTTGGTCGTGTAGTCACGACTCATAACCAAACCCATATCAACCCATTTAGCCTCTGCTAGCGCGTGTATAAGCGCGGGAACGGGTATTTTTACGCCAGTGTTACTCATACGGGCGCAGAGTGCCTGGAAGGGGCTAGAAATCACGCCTCTGCTAAATTCGCCCTTACGCTCAATCAAGTCATGGTAGATGCTAGATTCTGCGCCGCTCATACCCTGCTCAATCATGGCACGTTTAAAGTCAGTTTCAAACGGTATCGCTTTGGGGTTAAACTTGCTCACGTCTCGCGCATACAGCCAAGCCGCGACAGCAGACAAGCCGCCCGCGTTATACCAAGCCCAAAGCCGCGCGCTTTCTTCCTCTGTCATTCTAGGCGCGTCAGACCATATACAAAACCATCGCCCGTCATCGCTGTCTAGGGTAATGGATAGCTTGTCGTTACTGAACGCCACTACGAATAGTCTGTTAATCATCTCATAAGGTTTTAAGCCCTTACGGTTGATTGAGATCATGTCTGGCGGGGCGGCAATGATGGGCTTAAGTGCATTGGCTAGGGCGCGGCGCTCTTTGGCGTCAGGCTCTTTCAATTCGTTTAGCACCAACACTTCGGTTTCTAATTGGTAATGAAATTGTTGTTGCAATTGGGCAGCGGCCATCAATTTGACGTTGTCCTGACTATCACCCCTAATACCCCAGAAAAACGGCGCCCAGAGGCTATCCTTACCTGAACGACTGCGCCCGCCGTGTAAGATCGCGTGGTTGACCTTGCCCTTGGGGTTTTGCAGCTTATAGGCCATCGCATCCAGTACATGATTGCGTTCGGCATCATTGGGGATTAAGCGCTCACCATGCTTGAGCCATGGGGTCACGTCCCCAGGCACAACGGGCGGGCGCAAGTTACGCCATTGGTTAGCGTAGACTAAGCCGCCGCGCGACACTAGCACATCATCGCCCGCTGCAAACGTGATGCCAGTCAAGGCGGGCGCGCCGTATTTCTGTCTAAGTTCATCAAACGAGACGGACGCCTCAACGCGGCGTTTAATGTTGTGCGCGCTCTTGCAGTCTATGTGACGGAACAGCGCGTTAAATGATTGGCGCGATATTTGGGTACGCTCGTGTAAATCGAAGTAAGCGTCATCGGCTTGGAGGTACGCAAAGCGCGTAAACCATCCGGCCTTCTCAACCCGTCCGACCTCTTTTCGCTCAACCTCAGCGATGATCTCAGCACCCCTATCAGGAAACGCCTCGGTGGGTGTAAGCTTGGACAGCGCGCTATTCATACTGGACGCTAACAATTCCTCCCGCAGTCCAGGCGAGTGTTTCGGGCCGCCCTGTTCCTCAACCCACGCTAAAAATGACGTGCTATCGAAGTCAATACAATGCGAGTGCAGACAGCAGTATGCGCGGCTCAAGGGTAGATAACGCCCCTCAGGGTTGCCGTCCGTGTGCTGTTCAAAATTAGGGCAAACGACCCCCATCCAACCTTGGGAGTTCGGCTTGGATATGATCAGACTATTGACCGACAGCCAACGCACCACGTCATCGTTACCATCATCCATCAATCGAACAGCGCGGATGCTAGACGTGTCGGCGGCCTCTGGCGTGACGTTAAACGCCGTACAAATTTCCTCTAGCGTGTACTCGATCTTGGGGTCAAACTCAGTCAGGGCAGACGCAAAATTGTCGCGCCCAGGTTTTAAGTTGATCGAACCAGGCAGGCGGAAATTACGCACCGCATTGGTCGCGCCTGGGTCGGTGTAACCCGCCGCTGCAATGGCTTTGATGGCCGCTGTAAATTCGCCTGTTGTGGGCTGATCTGAGAAGGTGTAGCCCCATTGAAACGACCCTTTAGACGTCTCCATCTTCCAAGTCGGTTGCAACGGCGGAATGTTGGGGGCTTTGTCTGGATCGCCTACATCATCCAACACCATCACCATCACATACTCGGCGTTGTTAACGGATGCGCTTGGATGCCCATCGGTAAAGCGATCAATAATAAAGGATGCCGTATTGCCATAAATCGCCCAGTCGGGCTTAACTTTATGGGTAGGCAAGTAAGCAGGCCATACCGCTTTGATCGCGCCGTTGGCGTGGAATTGCATCTCGCCGTTCTTTAGTTGTGGTTTTTGGCGAACAATTAACGATGTTTCACCCTGCATAGCAAGGCCAGATAGATATTCAATAAAATTTTGTTGTACACTCGACAAAGTAATTCTCCTTGGTTTGTCTTAGCCCACCCCGACAGGTGGGCTTCTTTTTTACTTACCATACCTCTGCATAATGGCGGCTTCGACCCCTAACGGCAGATCAGCGCACCATGCAGGCGGCGTACACATTACTGTTTCTATTTTTACTTTAGTTTCTTCAGCGTCTTCTTCACGACATTCGACAACGATTTCGTCGTGAACGTGAAGAACGACATTATCAAGCGTAGCCAAAGATGCGCGTAATACATCGTTCGCCGCAGCTTGCGTAATGTTCTCGCAAGCGAGACCCTTCCATAGCCTAGCGCGTGGCCATTCTTTAGCGTCTGCTGCGGGTTTCCAAGCGGCTTTGGCATAGGTCACACCTTCTTCTTCTAACTTAGCGAACGGGTAGCATAGCACCCGACCAGAGGGAAGCGCGTACCACAAGTGCGATCCATCAAATAAGTATGTTACTCGACCGGCGGTAAATTCGTAGCCTTTATTTCGCATGGCGCGTGTGTAGGCTGACTCAAGATCAGACCAATACGAGACAGCCCACGGATTAGCGCGCCGCCATGCGTCCACCATGCGTCTGGCATCTGACTCTGGTAGATAAATACCATACGCCCGACCCATTGCAGCAAACGCGCCAATGCCGCCCGCAAAGCCACAGGCTAACTCTTGCACCTTACCGATCTGGCGCTGATCCTTGTCTACGTCTGCAACGCGCACGTTAAAGGTTGCGGCCGCATTAAACTTGTACACGTCCTCACCCTTGGCAAACAAGTCTAACTTAGCCATGCCAGACGTGCAGTTGGACAGCCACGGATTCATGCGCGCTTCAATGCTTGACCAGTCGGCAGCAATTAAGACGTTGCCAGGTGCAGGGATCAGCGCAGGCCGCAGCATACTCTTTAGTACGTCTGTGACGCGTTTGCCATACTTCGGTACGATTTCATGCCCTCTGACCATAGCGTGTCTTACTGCATCAGGTTCGGCGGCGCATTTACGAGTGAAGTTGTGGACTTGCGCGCCATAACTAGAAGCTCGTCCTGTAGCTGCGCCACCAGAGAACACAAAAGCGCCTCTAACGCGGTGATCCTCTGTGTCTGCCAAGTCTTTGAGGCGGCTGAACTTCGCAACCGACGACGCCCAGAGGTCATCGGCGCATTGGATAACCTCGGCAACGTCGGGCGGTACTTGTTCAGGATCATTGATTGCGAGTAGGTTCGCTCTAACCGTTTTGTCGATTGAATATTTTTCTCCCGTCCACATTAACTTGAGCGCTTCTTCGCCCACCCTTTCTTTGACCCATTCTCGCATTTTTGGGCTACGGACTGACGTGATCGCCCCTTCTGTGACTTCTCGCACAATATGCTGTATTTCTTCGAGTTCTCGGTCGGCGTATGTGATACTTGCACAGGCAAGAGGCACGTCCACCAAGACGCCACGATCATTGATTCGTTCGTTAACATGATAGTCATCCAATTCAATTTTTGACAAAGGGCGCAGGCCAAGACTGATCGCGCGCATGGCGCGCACATCCTGCTCACAATAGGCCACCATCTCGGGCATCAAGTCGAGGGACTCGTTAAATGTACCATCGGCGCGAGGGATCGACAACAGACGAATCAATTGCGACCCCCTATGGTCTTTCTTCATGCTTGCGCCCGCAAAGCGCCCTACGTCCTCAAGCGAACCTGGTGCGCAGTTGGCGCGCGCTTGTGCTGCGGTGCAATAAAATTGCTCTAGCTTAAAATCAATCTGTAAAACGTACCAAAAGATCAGGCGCTCAAAAGCGGCGTTGTGGGCGTAGATCATGCCCGTGTGGTTACGCACATCAGCAGGAAACGGTTGATCTGGCGTCCAAGTCTGCACGTCCTCATCGTCAAACGCATAGGACATACAAAGCACTTCTGTTGTGCCGTCTTGGGCGTAGTTATACACGCCGTGCTTCTTTAAGTCGCAACGGCTGCGGGTTTCAAAATCAATCCAGAGAATCATAGCGCGACACCGTTTCAAACTTTTCTTCTGGGGCAATGCAGATCGCGCCGCACTCAATGTCTGGTAGCGGCACGTTGCGGCCATAGTTGGGGTTTAGTTCATCCAAGAAGATGCGTTTGCGCTTACCGTCACCCGCATACGACTTGTTGATCGCGACACCCATCTTACGCTCTTGCTTGGCCATACGATCAAACGCGTCGGGAAAGTCTACGCGGATTTTATTCCAGTAGCCTGCCTGACCTTTGACGCAACCAATGCAATTGTTATTGTTGTACCCAAGCTTATACATCTCAGGCAATTCAATGCCTGCCTCTTGGACAATACGGTAACAATCTTTTTTAGTAGTGTTCTCAAGAATCCACTCAACCTTAGTGTCTGAGTTCTGGTCTTCAAAGCGTTCGATGCGCTTGGCCTCATCTTTAGTCAGACCAAAGATATGCAAGTCATCAGGGCGCTCGTATTGTTTGCGCACGTTCTTCTTTAACTCAGTTGTGCAGCGCGCGCCGCCCACACCGATCAACCAACCAGTCTTGTCAAACACATCAAAGATGTCGGTATACTTGGCAGACTTCAGTAATTTAATTTCTTTGCCGATCCATTTAGCGACATCATTTAGGAATCGCATATTGTCTGGGTGTTCGTATGCAAGCGTATCGCAGTACAACACTTCGCAGTCTGGATATTTATCGACAGCCATCTTGGCGGCCACAGCGCTCGCTGCGCCACAGGAAAACCATACAAGTGTTCTCATTATTTTGTCCCGTAGGCGGGGCGACCGTAGCCGCCCCTCCTTACTTAGGTTGCTGCTACACGACGGCGTCGTGCAGGCTGCGATGCTTCAGCGTAGGCTTCTTCTGCCTGCGCTTCAGCCGCAGCGCCATCCATGCCCACCCACTCAACCAATTCAAAAACTGGCGTGTAGATACGACCATAGGACTTGTGCTGATAGTGTTCCTTTTTCAGTCTAACAACTGGTACAGGTTTACTCTGATCGGCATCAACTTGATTGGCGATGGCGACTGCCAAAGCTTGTACTGCGCGCTTACCACCAACGGATGTGACGGTGTAACGCGCTTCCATCCCCTCGTCTTCGCCACTGATACACTTCAATGACATACCGACTTGGGTTTCCCAACCGCGCTTGGCATTTGGGGGTGCTACGTCGAGTTGTGGCAACGGCTCTGATACCGACACCATCTTCTCGCCCAACACTTCACCTTCACCCCACGCAATGTAGCCGTGGACGAACGAGAAAGGATTGACTGCCCACTTAGCGTCATCTTCTACTTCGGTCTGGTCTGCACCGAATACCCAATGACCTGTCTTGTCCATCTTAATAATGACGGAGCCAACAGGACCCACATCTTGCTCAAGCGCGCGCAAAGAAGTGGAGAGTGATGTTACTGGGGGGAGGTTTGCAATTGCGAATGTTGACATTTTAGATCACCTTAAAGTTTAGAAAGAGCATTAGTAAGTTGCTTACCAATGTTCAGGATTGCTGGGCGAGGATCATCCTCGTTTGCCAGCGTATTGCCCGAAGAAACCGATACAGCCAGTTCCTGCGGGAAATTCTTTTTGCCGATTAACTTCTCGGCTTGAGCGACAGATATTAACTTCTTTTCGTAAGCGTTGTCACCTAATAATTCTTCAGCTTTCTTTTCATCGACCCACTGACGTGTGCCACGCTTGGCCACCAACTTGTATCCAGGCACCTTGACATCGTTCTCAAGCATCGTAAAAGCCATCTCACGCACCGACTTAATAAATTCTTCTATCTGGTCGGCTTGCTGCAAGTAATGACTGATCTGTGTTGCGTCAATGGTTTGCAAGGATGTCTTAACAAAGCGATCAACTTCACCTGTCATCTGTGGACACACAGGCTTTGCGGCGCACCACCGGCAATGATCGCCTGTCTTAAACGGTGCGCTAGATTTCTGTGATTGTTTTACTGCTGCGACCAACTCCATTTCAAACTGTTTGATGCGTTCTGGTGTTGTCACCCAACGACGCATGACAGGCGGCTGCACGATCACAATCTCAATTTCGTCTGCGCCATCAAACACCCATGCAGTCTCAGGTGTACGCATAGCAGCAGCGGCGTAGAACATTCCTTGTGCGTTCTCTATAGCATCAACTGCCACACCATCACCAAACTTCCAATCAAGAACAACAGCACGATTGCCAACGCGCCCAAGCAAATCAGCAGAACCAAACACCCCAGGCAAAAGGCTTCCAAAACCGACTCTGCTTTCCACAGCATATTCCATAGTTGTGGAAGCGTCGAGTTCATCCAGAAACGCCAACGCAGGGACAATCTTTTCATCGTATAACTCCTGCGTAAGTGTGATGTCGTTATACTTCATGCCAACCACATCTGGCTTGCCTTCTAGGATAAGTGCGATAGCATCGTGCAGTAGTGTGCCACGGTCTGCGTGAACACTTGAGGGCTTGGGTGGCATTTTGGCCACTAGATTGACTGATGCGGGGCAACTGATGACCCGCTTTGCTGTTGAACCGCCGACTATTGAACTGTGTAGCATTAGTGTCTCCTTTAGAACTTTCATTAGATCACATTAAATTAAATATTGTCAAATACTTTTTTCATGTTATATTTCGTCACATGAAAGAAAAAGAGATCGAGGCTTACTTTGTATGGGCTATAGAGCGTCTAGGTGGCAAAAGCTACAAGTTCACATCGCCCGCACACAAAGGCGTGTCGGACAGGATAGCGTGTTTGCCAGACGGCAGGACGATATTCGTAGAACTCAAGACCAAGGGTGGGAGGCTTTCACCGTTGCAAAAGTTGTTCGCCGAAGAAATGAAAAGACTTAATCAACAGTACACGACACTATGGAGCAAGGAGCAAATAGATGCATATATTAATAGCCTGTGAGTACAGCGGTACAGTACGCGACGCATTTATACGGGCAGGGCATGACGCTATGTCATGCGATCTGTTACCCACGGATGTGCCAGGACCGCACTATGAAGGCGATGTGTTTGACATCATCAACAACGGTTGGGACATGATGATCGCGCATCCACCCTGCACTTACTTGTCTGTGTCTGGTATGCACTGGACAGCGCGGGGCTTGCGTGATCCTCAGTTGACCGAAGACGCGTTAGACTTTGTGACGCGCTTGATGGCAGCGTCTATCCCGCGTATCGCGATAGAGAATCCGATCAGCGTAATCTCTAGCCGCATCCGTAAGCCAGATCAGATCATCAACCCGTGGCAGTTCGGGCATGACGCAAGCAAACGTACTTGCTTGTGGCTAAAGAATTTACCGCTGCTCACCCCTACTGGCATTGTTGAACCGCGCATCGTGAACGGTAAGAAGCGTTGGGCGAATCAAACCGATAGCGGGCAAAACCGTTTGCCGCCAAGTGATGACCGTTGGAAAATCCGCAGCGAAACATATACGGGGATCGCGCAAGCGATGGCAGAACAATGGAACTAAGACCTTATCAGAATGACGCGGCTGACTTTCTATATGAGAGTGATCGTGCGATGATCTTGGCGCCCGTGGGCGCAGGCAAGACCGCGATTACATTGACCGCAATGAAGGACGCGCTCAACGACAAGATTGTGCGACGCTTCTTAGTGTTAGCGCCTAAGCGCGTGTGTACGGATGTGTGGCCAGTAGAAGTATTGAAGTGGGCGCCCAATTTGTATATGCGCGTGGCTGTTGGCACACCGGCTGAACGTCTGTCTGCGCTTAACTCACACAGCGACATCGTGGTGACCAACTACGACAACTTGCAATGGCTGTCTGAGCAAGAATTAAACTTTGATGCCATTGTGTTTGACGAACTGACACGCTTGAAGAACCCATCAGGCGCGCGCTTCAAGGCGCTCAATAAAGTCATCGACAAGATGGGTGTGCGTTGGGGCTTGACCGGATCGTTTACAAGCAATGGTTTAGAGGACGTGTTCGGGCAGTGCAAGATTGTTGACCAGAAGTTGTTAGGGCGCAGCAAGGGTGCGTTCATGCAGCAGTACTTTGTGCTGATGAACCCTGAGTACGGCGAGTGGATGCCGCGCCCAGGTTCGCTCAAGCGTGTGATGGATGTCATTAAGCCCGCTACCTATGTGCTAGAGCCTGGTGTGTACGCAGATAAGCTGCCGCCCTGTCACATGGTCGAGATGCGCTGCGACATGGTAATGACTGAGTACAACACCATGAAGAAAGACTTTGTGGTGCAGTTTGGTGACAGTCAAATCGCAGCCATTAACGCAGCGGTTGTGACAGGCAAGCTGCAACAGATGGCGTCTGGCTTTGTCTATGACACCACAAGCGTGGCGAGTGACGCACCAGGTAAGTTTGCGGTTACACAAACGCCCATTTGGTTTAGCAAGCATAAGTTTGATGCGCTAGATGATTTACTTCAGGAGAATCAACGTGCCAACACCATCATCGCCTACAACTACAAAGAAGAACTTGCAGAACTCAAGCGCCGATACAAACACGCCGTCACCCTTGACGATGACCGCGCTATCGAACGCTGGAATGCGGGAGAAGTGGAGTTGCTACTTGTCCACCCCAAGTCAGCAGGCCACGGTCTTAACTTGCAACACGGCGGTTGCCGGATGGTCTTTCTGTCACTGCCTTGGAGTCTTGAGTTGTTCGAGCAGACCGTCGGACGACTGCACCGATCAGGACAACAGCACGATGTCTGGGTTTATATAATGCTCACCAACAAAACTGTTGATGAGAAAATTTGGGGCGCGTTGCATGACAAGCGCGCCGTGTCTGACATCGCTATGGAGGCGTTGAAATGAATAAAGATGTGTTGTTTAGCCTTTGGTACGACAGCTTAGAAGGCACGAAGTCACAAGGGTTTGCATACAAAGCGTGGTGCGCTGGATGGAGCGCAGCCAACCAAGTAAAACTAATTAAGTGTGACTGCGCCAACCCAGAGCGTTGCGAGTTATACGACCGTTGCTTAAAGAAGGAGCCGAAATGATTAGCCCCAAGCAGCAAACAATTATTGATCTTCTTAAAACACGACCAAGTATGACGGCAGCCGAGATTGCGTTAGAGGTCGGGTCAGAGACTAAAGCTACGTCTAAGCATCTGCGCTTGTTAGAAGATATGGGTCATATTTATGTGTGTGAGTGGCGCAAGGGTAAACACGGTGTTATGACCAAGGCATATAAATTAGGTGGGGGTGAATCTGTTGTGCTTGTCGCTAAGAGAAAATCAAAACAAGACGCAGCAAGAAGGGCGCTTACCAAACGCAAAGACTACGACCCCTACGCGCCTGTGGCGCCTAACAACGGATGGGTGTCCACGATACATTCAAAAGATTATTCGTTTCAACACGGCGAACACATTAAATTTATGGAGCGGTTTCACCCGCACCCAGACCCTGCGTCAGCGTGGTTATTTACGGAGATAGCATGAAAAGATTAGATTTATGGAATGCCAAACTAAAAGCTGCGAAGGCAGAACTTAAGATACATGGGCGTCATGCGAGGGCTGTCGTGCGCGCGCTTAACAACACCCACCGAACCATACATGACTTGGAGAAGAAAATTGAAAACCACTTGGCGAAATCTGAATAGCAGACTGAGCAGCTTGTCGGAAGACGAGGTGTTTGCGTTGCTAGAGGAAGAACTTAACGGACCACGCAGGGCGTCTATGATCCTGCGCTTGCATCAGCGTGGCAACACTTTGCGCGTGATGCGCGAACGGATTGAAATACTGAAGGAGGCCACAACACCATGAACCCTATGACCGTAGGCGACATTGCGCGCGACACGCTTAGAGAGATTAACGATTTGGTCAACCACCCACCCCACTACACAGCACACCCGTCTGGCGTGGAATGTATCCAGATTACAGAAACTATGAACTTTTGCTTGGGTAATGCAGTAAAGTATATTTGGCGCGCTGATCTCAAACACGACGCAATTGAAGACTTAAAAAAGGCGGTGTGGTATGTCAACAGAGAAATTGAACGACGTGAAGCCTTACAAGTTACCACCAGCATTAAAACTAGCAGCAGAGAAAGCTAAGAAACATCAACCGGAACTAATCGCCATTTCAGGGAAACTACGCTATGTACACTACGACTAAAGACATCTGTGTTTGCGAACACATCATCTTGTGCGACACAAATGATCGCTGCATGAAGAAGCTGCCATGCCCTTTGACCGACGATCCTAATTTCGTCTACGTCCCAGCCGCTGCTACCGATGTCCAAAAGACATGGCGCAAATTCGGCTGGGTACCAGGCTTACGCTAACATTGAATTGGCTTTAACTTTGACCGCAGCAACACGATTTAGCCAGCCTTTGCCGTATGTCTCAAATGTTTTGAGGCTGCGGTAAAAGGCTTCTTTTTCTGCGCTGAACTTTTCAATCAGTTCAACAGGGTCAGCAGCCAAGACAGCCGCCATTGAGATCGGGCCAAGCCCACCATCAGCAGGAACGCCTACGGCAGACTGCAACAACTTAATGGCGCGGCCTGGACCTGAATTAACACCCATGTCAAAAATCATATAATCAATCCCGCTTGGCAGTTCGTCAGCGCGAACAGCGTCCCAGTACTTCTTTTTGTACAGTGGCTCGACATCAGCAGGAGTCAGTTTACGCATCTGATCGTGCGTGACTTGGTGTCCAATGTGTTGCTCCCAGTTGTACTGGGTGACGCCAAGCATGGTTGAGCCTGCGCGACCATCAGGCAGGGCATTGCCTGGATCACGGGTGTCATCGGTAAACCCGCCTTCACTTGCCAGCATCTGCTCAAACGCCTGCTTCCAATTATTAATAGCCATGATTTGCAAATTCCTTGTGATATTTATTTCTAGCTTCGGTAGCAACTAATTCTGCAAGTTCTAAATCGTTATATAAACCAAAATTCATACTTTTTTTGTTAACTTGTAATCTAACTTGGTATTTGCCGCAATTGTGCAATCTAACCCCTTTTACTTTAGTAACGGAATTTTTATTAATTCGTCGATTCCACGCATTTTCTGAAAGCGATGCATCTCTTAAATTTACAATATTGTTGTTAACAGTATTACCATCAATATGATCAATGTACTTTGGCAAATAACCGTAATGCATCATAAAAATAAGACGATGAACTAAATAAATCGTTCCGTTAATGTTGGCGCGCAGATAACCAGAATTACTCATGCCTTTCATAGGTTTATTGTTTATTTTACGGATTAACTCACCGTTGCGGTATTCAAAACGATCCAACAATTCTTGTTGCGTAATCATCTTTTTACCTCACTTTGTTTCTTTACCCATTTTTGGAGCGCTTCAAGCTGTGCAGTTGTTTCGGCGCAGTTGACAATAAGTTTTGAGTCGGTGGTGGGGTCATAAGTTCCGCTGGTGGGTTTGGGAACGGCGGACACTTTACCGCTGTTGGGATTGATGTCGCACACCCTCCCAACAGAATTGTACTTAGTACGCAGACTAGCAATTTGATTCTCATAATTTTCCTTGACTGATTCTGTGATGACTTCCGCAATCTCAACGGCACTACGATTAGCAGCCTCTTGTGCCTCGCCCACAGCCTTAACCTCTGCAACAAAAAGCAGGTGCTTGTCTTTCATCGTCGAATAGCCTTGCCAATAAGCAATGCCCAATGCAATCACGGCAGCGGCTATCTTGGCGTACAGAAGCATTACTTTCCCTTGACCAACATATCAGCCACAATGGTCAGGATTGCACGGGCGTGTTCAAGGTCCGGTTCAGCCACCCACCCGGCTGTAATTTGCCCCACGAACTGTTCCCTCGCAGCGGGTGAACTCACACGACAGCTGTACTGAACACCTTGGCTGATATAGAACAAACCAGCGACGCTCCGTGGGCGTGTGTAAGGGCCGCATGGAAGTTCACCGTTCATCAATTTGATGACATCGTTGTTGTTGCTCGCGTTGTTTGAGAACAGCTTGATATCCACGCCTTCGAGCGAC